CGTTGTATTTGATAGTATTCTTTTTTGTAATTATTGCCCTCCTCACCGTCGGATTCCTAGTGACAAGTAGACCCAAAACCGTTTATTGACCAGTCGATCCGAACCCACCCGACCCACGTTCGGTATCCTCCACAATATTAATCTCCTCGACTGGAGGTGTCTCACAACGCTCTAGAACTAATTGAGCGATACGATCACCCTTCTTGATTTCAAAGTCATTCTCTCCATGATTGAACAAAATGACTTTGATTTCACCGGTATAATCTGGATCAATCACACCTCCACCAACATCGATACAGTGCTTCACCGCGAGACCTGACCGGGGGGCTACACGACCGTATACACCGGGTGGAAGAACCACTGTAATCCCAGTTCCTACTAGAGCTCTCCCCGCCTGACACGGTACAACCACGTCCTCGGAGCTATATAAATCATATCCCACAGCACCATCAGAACCACGGGTAGGCACAATAGCATCATAACAGAGTTTCTTGACCCTGAGGGACATCTACTCATATCACGTCTCAAATCCTTAAGTTGATGGTTGACCAAATCTAGGAGACACACCATTTTTTATTCGCTGCTTCATTACAAATTGTAATAGAAATCCAAACATATACACCAACATCTACTACTTACTTTGCATATTTTTTCTTTTCGTCATCGGTGAGAGCTCTCCACATCTCACCTAGTTTTTTACCGGTGTCGGTAAATGTGATGTCTGGATTCTCCTTTATGATCTCAGGTCTCATCTTCTTGCAAAACATCATGTAAGCATTGGGGGCACGTTTGGGTTTAGCTTTTTCGTCTTTAGTCATTCTAATTATGGTTTAGATTTTAATCTTAAAGTATAACAATAACCAATCATGTCTCGTTTTTCAGGCGGGGGTGAGGGAGGTGGTTCATCTGCTATGTTACCCATAGTTATGATGATGATGATGATGATGCTCTCATGTTCAGTATGTTGTTCAGGTATATTTGTGATTTTAGGTGATGATTCAGATAAATCTCTATTTGATAAAATAAAAGATGCAGTGACTGGTGGTGAAGATGCGGATACTCCCGCCGTTAATTTCGAACTTGGATCGGAATTTACTCCTACGGGTGAACCCGTGTTCGACGAACTTGCCCAAATTGCATTTGAGAGGGAAGAAGAACGAAAAGCAGCTACTGAAGCAAAATTAGCTGCGGAAGCAGCTGGGGATGCAGACGCTTTACTTCAAGCCCAAGAAGCGGAGCGACTAGCAGTGGAAAAGGTTCGCCTCGCAACCGCGGCAATGCAACAGGCATCATTCGTACAGGGTAAAAAAACGAACGATGCAGGAGAATTAGCTTCTCACCCCGGAGCACATCCTCCCCATGATTTTTCAAAAAATCTAATGAAGAATGATTATTCTACTTTTCCCGCGTGTTGGTCAGATGCCACTAATCCAGATATAGGTGGTAATTCATGGGTGTCAAAATTTAAATGCTGTGAAGGCCAGGGTTTTCCACCCTACCCAAAAAAGTCGGAGGGAGTTGGATGGCACTTCTGTCTTGAAAATACCTAAACTTCCTTCAAAGCTGGGTTCCTCTTCGAATAGGTGAGCGCACAAATACCACAACTGAAAATATTTATGAAATACTGACACCCAAGTATATGTATTTTTGCATACATACTTTCATACATATACAAATATGATAAGAACAAGGTCACACATGACTCATATCCCACCCTAATCAATAGATTAGACGTATGATACAAATCGGTTATGATGGGATACATGGAACTATTTCTGGGGGTGAGTCTTCTAATAGTTAGAAGAGACGTGTCAATTTCAACTATACCCACTACCCCCACTATAAAAGCTTCTGTTGGATACATGAGGGGTCTGAGAAGAGCTGTGAGACATACTACATGATGGAGTATGATCAACTTTCTAAATGCGTGCACAATCCTCGGTTGGAGGAGTATCCACATCAAGTCAATAGACATGTATGTGGTAAGGGTGTGGGTCAGGAACATCGGGTATACACTATATCCAAACACAGACTCTGCTACACAGAAGAAAGAGAAGGGGGCGAGAAACGTTAATGACGCCACATCATGGATAAGAATGGACCGGTCCTTATTCATATTGTGATTAGACAATATTCTTTTTTTAGATGAATACCACATCTAAAATTTGACGCATTTTGGAGGTGGTTCGAATGCTATTTTTTTACCCAAAATGTTCAGATCTTTACTAATCTTGTCTTGTAGACCTGGGCACTCGTGTTTCTCTAAATGTGAACAGCTGATACAAAATTGTCCCTTACAATGATTGCAATCGAAAGGGATACCACATTTTTTCCTACACAGTTCACACCTCATATACTATTGTATTTGATATTTTTTAAGTGAGATAAAGCATTGTGGACAATGAAAAGTATACAATGAGTCTTGTCCTTGGCATCACAAGATCTATCACACGTAATAACTCTAAGGAATATACACGTCTTAAACGAACACTTAAGAAATCGACTGCTGGGTATGGGTCAGCTTTGAGTGCCTCCTATTTCATAACCCAGGGTGCCGATCAGGGTGTCTCTGCAGCTCTGGGGGCATTAGCTTCGTATTCGTATATGACTCTCCTGTCGGATAGGGTTGACAATTTCGAAACTTCAACCATTCAAAAGGAATTTGTAGCACCCTTGGGTGTTGCAGCTTTTGAAGTTGTGTGGAATAACGCACCATTCGCATTTGATTTTGATTATGGCGCCACGTTTGTGGGGTTCCTCGCTTACAAATTCGCACTTACAACTGTGCTATATGAAACTATCAGACACATGATGATTGACGACAGTGAAGCTTATTACGACACTGAAGAAAAGGATTATACCGACCCAAATGACTGGAAGGAACAGTACGGTGAAATCATGATTGAAATTGAAGATGACGACGATGTAGAGGAAAGTGTTTAAATAAATAATATGATTCTATAATAGAAAACCATGTCAGGTGGAGCCCTTGCTCAACTTGTATCCCGTGGTGAACAGGATAAACACATTTCTGGATCTCCTAATACCACATACTTTAACACTAAGTTCAAGAGACATACAAATTTTTCTTTATTTACAAAGCAGATGACACTTCAAACCCAACCTAGACCAGGTGGAACGTCTACGATTAAAATTAACAAGCTTGGTGATTTACTGGCATATACAAACCTAGTCACTAAACTTAATGGGGAAGTCCAGTTGTTAGACGATTGGACACAGGTTATCGAGAGTGCCGAGTTATACATCGGCGGTAAATTAATCGATAAACAGGATTCAGAGTTTTGTGAATCGATAGCGATTGATCTATTCGCTAGTTCTTATTCGAAATCATTTCAGGCGAGTCTCCACGGTGGTCTGGGTTCTCAATCTTTCTTTTATCCTTTTAGATTCTTCTTCTGTGAACTATGGCAAACTGCTTTACCGTTGGTTGCCTTACAATATCATGACGTCGAAATTAAAATAAACTGGAGTGAAAACTTGAACGCAAATAGAACGTATCACGTAAATGCGTCGTTCATCTTGTTAGATGAAGAGGAGCGAAAATATGCAGCATTTAATGAACATAACATACTGATTTATCAAGTGCAGAAAAACATACCCTCTAATAAAACTATTCATGAACTCGTTTTCAATCACCCGGTCAAATTCATCGCCAGTAGTAACGCTTCTTCGACGAATAACCTCGTATCTAGGACAAACGAAGTGAAACTACAGGTGAACGGCACAGATGTTGAGGAATTCAAAACTGGGGTGCCTTACTTCACAGCGATTCCAAGCTACTACCACACAGATTACTCAGGGAGTAACTCTGAAAATTTATTTTTACATTCCTTCGGCCTGTCCGCTAATAAATATCAACCCACCGGGACGTTGAATTTCAGTAGGATAGATTCTTGTACATTACATTGCACTCAACCCATCGATAGAAACTTATACGCAGTGAATTACAATATCCTCCGTATTAAGGACGGGATGGCTGGTGTACTTTATGCAGATTAATATGTGCCATATCATTATAGGGATGGGTCGTACAAATTACTCGTTGAACGAAATGTTAAATGCTGTCACAAAACGAGCATTTAACAGATACACACCCCAGACTGTAGATTACCAACATCTAGAAGCTGCAACTACGACATCTGGTCTAGTGAGTAATAGACGTGAATATTCTAGTGCTTCTATTCTAGCGAACCAATTTACTTTAAATGCTCAGAACATTGTAGAATCGAATTATGATCCATTTTTGAAGATATTATTACTAAACGACGAAATTTCCGAAAAGACGATTCCAGTTTTGGGTCAAATCAACACCGATCGGATGAGTTACGCGATATCATGTACCGATGATCGTAAATTTATGGCAGTAACTTCTCAATTTGATAACCAGGTGAAGGTTTACGAGTTTGATGAAACCCTCGTTACTCAACAGGTGATCAGTGCATTGGGGACGATAGATATTTCAGGTATGGATGTCGATATAAATCATGACGGTTCAGAAACGTTTGTTTTAAAAAGTTACGGTGGGAATATTGTGATTGATAAATTTAATACAACCCTGTCACTTGTATCTTCAACAGTTCTATTTACTTACTCTGTTTCTGTGGGGGGTGTTTTGAATGTTTCTGAAGATGGTAACCGTGTGTTCTCTCACCATGGCCAGATAAGTAGAATATATGATGGTTTAGTTACGAGTAGTTATTATGCCCCTACTATTTCGAACACTAGTTTGAAGGAGGTGATGTCGAGGAATGGACAAATTGTAGTCGCATTATACGCTTCACCTGCTCGAATTGAAACATATGAAATACCAACTACATCACCAACTGGTGGTTCTGTCACGGTGCAAGCTGTAGGTTCTCAAAATTTAGGTATAACCAACTTCGACCTTTCGTATGATGGAAAAGTTATGGTGACACACACTGGTAGTGCCGCTTTAATATATCTTTGGAATGGAATAGAATGGAAGCAATTCGGTCAGACTATATCGACCGGTGTGTCGGGCACCATAGTATCAGTAGCAATCAGTGAATATGCTGAATATTTTGTTGTAGCCTCCAGTGCTCAAATAAAAGTTTATAAACTGGACAAAGTATACGAACAGTATGGCACCACTATAAATGGCGATTTTGGAAGTTCTGGGCATAAGATAAGTATCAGTAAAACGGGTGACAAAGTAGTACTTGGAAATTCCACAATAGAGGTAGGTTCAGGTCGTGCATACGTATATAGTTTGTTTGATGGTAAAATATGGACTGTCGTCGAGGATTTAATCGGGTCTGGTCACTTGGGGAAGTTTGTTAGGATTTCAAACAATGGAGATAAAATTGTGTTAGGCTTGGACACTCAACTTTCAGTTAAAACGTCAGGTTTAGTAAACATATCAACCGGTTGGAAACAAAGGGGAAACACGATATCAACCCCCGAAATCAATGATGGTTTTGGGCGTTCACTGTCACTATCAAATGACGGAACTTATTTAGTCATCGGTATACCTGAATCCACACGAACAATAGATGGAACACAATCTACAGGTTCTGCAAAAATTTACAAATTTTCAGGAAATTCGTGGTCCCAACACGGTCAAGAACTTTTGGGAGATGATCATTTTGGTAAATACACATCCATAACATCGAACGGCTCCAAAGTAGCTATTGGAAGTGACAAGAATAGTGTTGTCCAGGTTTATGATGATGTGAATTCTCTTAGTGATTGGACACTTCGATCAACTATCACAATTTCTGGGGCTACTATCGATATGGGAGACCTTCGTTTGACTGATAGTGGTGACAGACTTTTCGTGATGTCTGGTGACGAAAAGGTTCGTGTATACGATAGCACTCACACTCAAGAAACTGAAAGAGGGGATGTTCACAATTTTTCTATAACCAGAGATGGAAGTTCGATGGTCTTAACGAGTGACGTTGGCTACACAAAAGTGTTCAACAGGACTAACACTTCGTGGTCAACTGCAACACAAATTACTACAAACATGACAGGTGGAGGTGTTA